TTTGGTAATCCAATATCAAGTCCAGATTGGTCAGTTGTTTATTATTTAAGAACAAATAAACAAAATTTTGCAGCGACTATTAATAGTACAGCGCATGAAGATGGTTTTAAATTTACAATTTCGTCAGCAACATCAGCTACGTTTCCAGATGGCTTATGGTTTTATCAGGCAATGGCTAATAAGTCTGGAAATGAAAGGCAGACGATAGCACAGGGTCAATTTACAGTTTTAGAAAGTACACTATATTCTGGAAATAATCCAAAAGCTTTTGATGGTCGTACACAAATAAGAAAAGATTTTGATGCAATTGAAGCCACAATAAGAGCATTAAGTACTGGTCAAGCAGTTCAAGAATATAAAATAGGTAATAGAAGTATTAAAAAATATGATTTAAGCGAATTAATTTTAATTAGAGATAGATATAAAAGAGACTTAATTAAAGAGGAAAAACAACAATTAATTGCCAACGGTCAAGGTAATCCTCATAATTTATATATTCGTACAAGAGGTTAATCATGGCTTGGCATACTCCTATTAGTAGATTATTTACTAAACAACCAGAAGTAACAAAAATTAAACGCAGACGTTATGCGGGTGCAGCTATTTCACGTTTAACAGATGGTTGGGTTTCAAGTAACACTTCAGCAGATGCGGAAATTAAGGTCAGTTTACGCAAATTAAGGGATAGAAGTCGTCAATTAATGCGAGATAACCCTTATGCAAAGCAAGCTAAGAGAACAACACAAATAAATGTTATTGGTCAAGGTGTAAAGCTTCAATGTATGGTGCAATCAATTAGAGGAAGAAAAAAAGATAAAAAATTAAGCATGATGATAGAAAACGAATGGAAAAATTGGTGTAGAAGAGATAGTTGTGATGTATCTGGGCAGAAAAGTTTTTTTATGCTTGAAAACTTAGCAGTTGGGGCATTAGTAGAAAGCGGGGAAGTTTTTTTTAGAATTATTCGTAGAAAATTTGGTAAGAGTTCAATTCCTCTAGGTTTAGAAATTATTGAATCCGATTTATTAGATGATGAGTATTCTGGTAAACCAGCAAGAAAAGGTAATGAATGGAGAATGGGTATTGAAGTCGATAAGTTTGGAAGGCCTCAAAGATATGCTTTTTTAAACAAACATCCGGGCGACAACTGGTTTGAAAATAATTACGCAAATGAAAAACATACAATAATAAATGCAAACGATATTATTCATTTATATATACAGGAACGGCCGGGTCAAAATAGAGGTGTTCCTTGGCTAAGTTGTGTGATGGACGATATGCACCAAATGTCAGGTTATGAAAGTGCAGCCGTCATTCGAGCTAGAGCTGGAGCTAGTTTAATGGGATTTATTAGCTCAACTGAAGGAGAGCTAGAAGCAGATGATGTACAAGAAGAGCAAAGACTTACTGATTGGGAAGCTGGAGTTTTTAAATATTTAAATCCGGGTGAAGAAATTACAGTTCCAAATATTAGTTCACCAGATGGTCAATATGAGATGTTTGTTAAAAACAAAATTAGAAGGTATGCCTCAGGTTTAGGTTGTAGCTATGCAACAATTAGTCGAGACTTTTCAGAAACAAATTACAGCAGCTCAAGATTATCTTTATTGGAAGATAGAGAACATTGGAAAATGCTTCAAACATTTTTTATTGAAAACTTCCACCAAAGAATATTTGAAGAATTTTTAGATGCTGCTGTTTTGTCTGGGTCATTGAACTTACCAGATTACGAACTTAATCCTTTGAGATATACAAGTCCAAAATGGCAAGCAAGGGGCTGGAGTTGGGTTGACCCTAAGAAAGAAATCGAAGCTTTCAGAATGGGCGAAGCTGCGGGATATTATACAAAAGGCGAAATTGTATCAATGTTAGGAAAAGATTTTGAAGAAAATATAGATCAAATTAAAGCCGAACAAGAAACATTAAGCGAGTCTGGCGTTCAATTAGACCTAGATTTAGGAAGCGGAACTGGAATTAGCGAAGATTAAGCTTTTTTATCCTTTTCACAATGTGGACAGCATGGCGGTTCAACTATATCTCCTTGCATTATTGATACTAAAAACAGTATTGCTAACTTAGATGGAGGCTGGTCAAAATTAAAAGGAAGGCTACTTGTATCTTTTCCAGCAAAATGGATTCCGTCATTTGCGACACAAACATTAAATTGTTCATCTTCACCTTTTGGAACTTGGTTAAAAATTAAACCATTGTATTCAGCCTTATTATCTATATGCTCAAGTTGTACCCACTGCGGAGAAAAATCTTCAAAAGGAAAACCCGCTAATGCGAGTCCTCCTTCAAGATGGTTTAAAAATTCCATTACTTTAGGATCAATAATCCAATCTTTATTTTTACTCATTTTTAGCTACCTCCTAAACGTCTTTGTGTGTTGCCTGTCATTTGTCTACTTAGTCCAACACGACCCCCAGCAGCTCTACCAGCCTCAGCCCCAGAACCGCCTGTAGTGTAAGCATGGCCTCTACTGCTTATAGATGGATAGCGTTCAGCATAGAACTCTTCAACTTTTGCTAACTCAGCTTTATTAGCATTAAGAACCATAAGAGCAGAAACATTAATAGTTTTGTCAGCTAGTTTTAGCTGCTTACCATTTTGTTGCTCATCTCTTTTCATTTGTTCAAATCTCTCCTCTACTTTCCAAGCCCAGTTTTTTCTAAAACTGTTTCTATGCGCCGCCCCTTGCATAGCAACTTGGAATGGATCTTCTTGGCAATGTCTAGCCCACTCATCAGTTAATGCTTGTATAAGATAATCAGCGTATAATTCGATTTCTATTTGTCTAGCTTTACTAGCAGAAATTTCAATTTGTCTGTAAATGTCACCTTTAGAATCTCTAATGTATTCTTTTTGGTGTTTTTGGTTGCCACTTCTTTCAAACTTAAAAGGAGTAAAAACGACTTTACCGTTGTAGTAATCAGCAACAGCACTAATAATAGTAGATACTGCTGGATCAATACGCTTATAAGGAGTACCAAATCTAAAAGCGATCACCTCAATTTCTTCGTCAACAACAGACATATCGCCTAGTTGTGCTTCAAGTTGTTCAAGGTTTATGCCTCTTTTTTCTAGCTGTTGCTCTAATTTAGCTTTAGCTAATTCAGCTTCATGTGGGTTAGTACTTTCTGTTAGTGCTAATAATTTACCTAAGAAAGAAGTGTCTCTCATTTTAAAATACCTCAATGGGGATAAAGAAATTAGAGTTATCATCCTCTAATTACTATCAGTATAGCATATATATTTTAAATACGCAAGTATCTATTTACTTAAATTGAAGTAATATGTTGTATATCTAACATTTTTTATATGGCAAATGTTAACGGAACAGAAATAGATTTGAAGCCCACAGAAGGCATGAAAGCAGGGGCTAGGCAGTTTAAAAAATGGAAAAGTGAAGGTAAAAAAGGTGGAACGCAAGTAGCTGCGGTACGAGCGTCACAAATTTTAAGCGGGAAAGAATTAAGCGTTGATGTAGTAATGAGAATGTTTAGTTTTTTTAGCAGGCATGAAGTTGATAAAAAAGCTGAAGGATTTAGACCCGGAGAAAAAGGCTATCCGTCAGCAGGCAGGGTCGCATGGTCAGCATGGGGATCAGACGCAGGGTTTAGCTGGAGTAGAAAAAAATCTGAACAAATTAAGAAAGCAAGAGCAAGATTTGATGATAACCTTTTAAATGAGTATGATGTAGACAATACGAAAGAAACATCTATGGATTCAACTTTAGAAAAACCAATAGAAGAAGAAAAGGCTGCTGCTAATGAATTAAAAGTAGGCGATTATGTATCTTGGAACTCAAGCGGAGGAAGAGCAAGAGGTCAAATTGAAAAAGTAGAAAGAAACGGAACAATTAACATTCCTGACAGTTCTTTTACTGTTGAAGGTACGAAAGAAAATCCAGCAGCTTTAATTTGTATATATAGACCCGCCCCAGATGGTGGATATAACAAAACTGATAAGCTTGTTGGACATAAATTCAGCACACTTACAAAAATAGATCCTTTACCAAAAGCGTCAGATTATGATGACAAAGGGTATGGAAAAGGAAAAGACGAGGAAAAAAAAGATGAAGAAATATCACAATATAGAAAACTTGACTTAAAAGAGTTAAGGAAAAGAAATAAGGGAAAAGATTTAATAGAAACGAGAGAACTTAAGGGGACTATTGAAACTGATGGGAACGAACTCTATATGAGTTTTAGTTCTGAAGAACCAGTACAAAGATATTTTGGGCAAGAAGTTTTATCTCACGACAAGGGGGCTGCTGACCTATCTCGTTTAAATAACGGAACTGCCCCTTTTCTCTGGAATCACAATAGAGATGAAGTTCTTGGAGTAGTGCAAAATGCGGAAATTTCTGAGGATAGAAGAGGTTATGCCACTGTTAAATGGTCTAGAAATCCAAATGCAGTAGAGAAACGCACAGATGTTGAAGATGGCATTATTTCTCAAGTAAGTTTTGCATATCAAATTAACGAAATAGAAGAACGTGGCGATCAAATGGTGGTTACAAAATGGAAGGCTATGGAGGTATCTTTGGTTTCAGTGCCGGCAGACGCTTCAGTTGGGGTAGGGCGAAGCCTCGAAAATGAAGATAATATAGAGACATCAACTTCTACTGTTGCAGATTCTCCGCCAGTAGAAGATGCAGCAGCTCTTGAGCAATCGAGAGAAGCTTTGACGGCTCAAGCTCCGTCATCTAGTCCAACCTTAACTTCCAAAAACATGGAGCAAACCAAAGAGGCTGCAAGCAAAGCCGTTGAAGCAGAGCAAAAACGCAGCCAAGATATAATCGTTGCTGAAAGAAGCCGTGCTAATACGGTGACAGCAATGGGCGAAAAATACAATTGCCCAGATTTAGCTCATAAACTAAATCAAGATGGTGCATCAGTAGAAGATGCTCGCCACGCAATCAACACTTACAGAGAGGAGAGACTCAACAACGTGGAACAAACACAAATACAAAAAGCCCCAGAAGTAGGCTTAGACCAAAAAGAAGTCAAAAGATTTTCTTTTACAAGAGCTTTACACGCTTTAGCAAATCCAACTGACAGACAAGCTCAGGAAGCTGCTGCTTTTGAAAGAGAAGTATCAGAAGCAACTTCAAAAAAATATGGTCGCCCTGCTGGTGGTATTCTTGTTCCTAACGAAGTGCTTGAGCAAAAAAGAGATTTAACGGTTGGTTCTGCAACTGCTGGAGGTAATCTTGTAGCAACAGATCTTCTTTCTGGATCATTTATAGATCAGTTGAAGAATAAAATGGCGATAATGGCTGCAAATCCGTCCATGTTGACAGGACTTGAAGGTAATATTTCGATTCCACGTCAAACATCTGGATCAACTGCTTATTGGGTAGGAGAAGGATCAGCTCCGACAGAAAGTAACCTTGCTTTCGATCAAGTCAACATGACACCAAAAACAATTGGTGCATTTGTTGATTATAGTCGCAGACTTCTTTTGCAAGCTTCTATAGATGTAGAGCAAAGAATTAGAAATGACATTGCAGAAAATATTGCTCTTGAGCTAGATAGAGCTGCTGTATATGGCACAGGTTCTTCAAACCAGCCTTTAGGTATTAAGGATACAACTGGTATAGGAACACAAACTATCACTACATTTGGTACTTTTGCTGAGTACATTGCAATGGAAACTGATATTGCAGTTGCAAATGCTGAAGTAGCAAATATGTTCTACATTATTAACTCATCTGCTAGAGGTGCTTTAAAGTCAACTGAAGTTGCATCTGGTACAGGTAAGTTTGTATTTGAGAACGGAGAAATCAATGGTTATAAAGCTATTGTCACAAACCAGTTAGCAAATAATGATGCATTATTTGGAGACTTCAGTAAGTTTACTATCGGTATGTGGTCTGGTTTAGATCTAACTGTTGATCCTTATGCTGGAGCAACATCTGGCAACGTAAGAGTAATAGCTCTTCAAGACGTTGACTATGCTGTAACACAGCCCGGTGCTTTCTGCTTTGGAACATAATGAAGCTTAAGCTCTTAAGAAACACAATGATAGCTGGCACTCCTACGAGTGCTGGCTCTATTGTTGAGGTTGAAGAACACATTGGTTTTTTGCTTTTAAACATTCACAAAGCTGAAGAAATAAAAGAGGAAGAGCCAACAGTTAACAAGACACCAAATTTTGAACGTATGACTAAATTAAATTTAGAGTCTTACGGAAAAGATCTTGGATTAGAGCTTGATATAACAAAAACAAAAACAGAGCTTATCTCAGAAATACAAACTGCAATTTCAACAACTTAAAACAATGGCGATCATTCAACAAGCACTGGAAAAACTACAACTTTTTTCATGTGTAGCTACTGCTGCTGTAACAAGTACAGCAACATCAGCAGCTATTGATTTAAAGGAATATGACGGAGATGTTTCTTTAATTCTTACAAGTGCTGCTGGAACAGGGTCAAGTCCAACATTAGATGTCAAAGTCCAAGATTCTGATGCTAGTGATGGTACTTATGGTGATTTATCTGGTGCAGCTTTTACACAAGTAACGGATTCTGCATCAATGCAAGTAATCACATTTTGCAAAGACGAAGCCAAGCGTTACATTAAAATTGTTCAAACAGTTGGGGGATCTACTCCATCTTTCACTTTTAATATCAACGCTTTAGCTCTCAAAAAATACGGTTAATATATAGCCCCTTATGGGGCTTTTCTTATGTCTTTTATTGATTTCGATTTAGATGTTTTTCTACAAGAACCTTTTGGACAGAAGGTTCATTATTCTGGCGGAACAAAAATTGGTATTTTAGATATGCCAGATCAGATATTATCTGGAGATATGATTTACTCTACAGATTATGTTTTACAAGTAAAAACGATTGACTTTACAGATTTAGAAATTGGAGAAACTATAAAAACTGATGTAAATGGCATACAAACTGCTTTTGAAGTTAAAGGGCAAAGACTATTAGATGACGGTAAATTAACAGAAATAACACTTAGCAAAACATGAGTACAAAACGAGAACTAATATTAGCCAAAATTAAAACTCAATTAGCGGGTACTACTGGATTGGGTACTCGTATTTATAGAAGTCGAGTTACACCTGTATCAAGAGAAGAAGGGGCTGTATTAATTTTTGAGCCTATTAACGATCAATGTGAAACTAGAAGAAATAATTTGCAATGGACTTTGCAAGTACGTTTTAATGTTATTACTAGAGGTTCAAAAACAAAAACTTTAGATCAAGCAGCAGACCCTATAGTTAAATCTATTCATTCTAAATTAGTTAGCGATATAACTCTTGGAGGTAACTCAATTGATATAACTCCACGCAATGTTTCTTTTGATTTAATAGATGGAGATCAACCTAGCGGAGTGGTATCTTTGGACTATATTATTATATATCAGACATCAATTACTGATCTATCCACTTAAATGACGCTATTATGGAAGATAAGTACAGTGGTCAAGGAGGTCATTACCTTTTAGACCCAAAAACTGGAAAGAGGAAGCTGATTAGGCAAACTCAACCAGCCACACCAACCGAATCTTTACCACAAGAGGACACCTCAGATGCCAAAGAAGACTAGACTCAGAGCTTTACTTGCAAAAGATGAAAGCACATATGGAAGTGACCCTACTGCAACAGGGGCGCAAAACGCAATTCTTTGCACTGAATTATCAATAGAACCTATACAAAGTGACGAAGTTTCTAGAGATTTGATAAGAAGTTATCTTGGAAATTACGATACGCTTTTAGCAAATACAAGAGCGCAAGTAACAATAACTGTAGAATTGGCTGGTAGTGAGACAAAAGGGGTTGCTCCTCAAATAGCTCCATTACTTACTTCATGTGGATTAAGTCAAACTGTAGCTGCGGGAACATCTGTAACCTACGCACCTGTCAGCAGTGGTTTTGATTCTTGCACTATTGTTTATAACGCAGATGGTGTACAGCATAAATTGACAGGGTGTCGAGGTACTTTTAGTTTGAGTGCTGAAGTTGGTTCAATCCCAACCATAACTTTTGTTATGACCGGCTTGTATAACGCACCAACTGATACAACAATGCCAACTTGTACATTCCAGAAGCAAGCTGACCCTTTAGTTTTTAAACAAGGAAATACAACTGGTTTTCAATTCCAAGGTTATTCAGCAGCTTTAAATAGTTTTTCCTTTGAGATGAATAATGAAATTGTTTATCGTGAGTTAGTTGGAGGTACAAAAGAGGTCATTCTTAATAATCGTGCGCCTGCTGGAACAGTGCAAATTGAGAACATACCTTTAGCAACAAAAAACTATTTTACTGCTGCGACATCAAACTTAAGTGGTAACAATACATTTCAACATGGTCAAACTGATGGCAATAAAGTAACAGTAACAATGCCAAAAGCAAACATTACTGCGCCAGCTTATTCATCTGTTGATGAAATAGATATGTTAGATCTTGCTTACACAGCCGTTCCTAATAGTGGAAATGATGAAGTAAGCCTAGTGTTTGCTTAATCAAATATTTACTTTTTATCAATAAGGGTTAAACTGTGCGTTACATGGTTTAACCTTTTTTTATGGCATTAATTATTAACAAAGTTAAAACTTTTAAATGGACAGTTGATTATGAATACCCAGTTGATGATGATTTTGTAGAAGTAAAATTTAAGGCAGTTTTTAAGCGTATGCCACAAAAATTTCTAATTGAGATGTCTAAAAAGGCTGCACCAAAAGTTGACAAGTTTGGAAATGAATTACCTAGTGACTTTGACCCTAACGAAGTATGTGAAAAAGTTATTGTTGGTTGGGAAGAAGTTTACATGGAAGATGATAAAGGTACAGAAGTTGAAGTACCTTTTAATAAAGAAAATTTAAAAAATTTATTAGAAATTCCTTTCTTAAGTCTTTATCTAGTTAAAAGTTTTTATGAAGGACAAACAGGTAAGAAATTAAAAAACTTAGAGGGGCAGTCGACCATCTCTTAAATGGTGGTGTAGAAGATAAGTCGCATGATGATGCTGCTGTTTTAGGTATTAAAGGGCTGCCCGAACAAAGAAAAGAAAAAGATTTTGAAGTCTGGGAAGAACATTGGATGTCAGTTGAGATATTCCTTAGAATGATGACTCAATGGAGAACGACAATGGGAGGGGTAATTGGGTTTGATTATAATGTTTTACAAATGTTATTTGAAATGTATGATATAGATAATCGTAAAGAAATTTTTGAGGATATTCAAGTCATGGAACGTGAAGCTATGATACACATGAACAAGGATAATAAATAATGGCTTTAAATTTAGATACAACTTTTAAACTTAAAGCAAAAGTTGAGGGTGCGAAATCTGTTGATAATTTTAAAAAACAATTAAGAGGTTTAGATACTAGCTCAAAAATGAGCAAAGCCCAGTTGGGCAAAATGAATATAGAAATTAATAGAATGGCTAGGGCTGCTGGCAATACAACAAAAGGATTAAGAGAACATATAAGGGCATTAACTTTACTAAGAGATAGAACTGATATTGGTGGTAAGGCTTATAAAAGATTAGGCAATCAAATTGATAGGTTAAAAGGTAAATTGAAAGGTTTAGATGGACAAGCTGCTAGTACTGGTCAAAAATTAGCGGGTCTTGTTGCTACTTTAGGTGTTGGGAGAGGTATTCGCAGAATTGTTGGGGGTGCTGCAACTTATGAAGCAGAAGTTACAAAAGCTGCTGCGATAGAAGGAGGAGGTAATAAAATGCAGTTAGATGAAAGCGTTAAAGCAACCGCACAAATAGCTGCTGGTACTCCTCAAGAAGTAGCAGAATTAGCCACAGTATTTGCAAGAGCTGGTTTTAGTGCTGACGAAATAAGTCAATCCCTTAATGGTGTAGTTCTTGGAGCTGAAGCTACAGGTGTTGCTTTTGCAGATTTAGGTTCAGTTACATCTAATAATTTACGAGCTTTTGGTTTGGAAACTTCAAAGACTTCTAATCTTGTAGATATTTTAGTAAGCGCAGCAAACAGCTCAAATCAAACAATTTTGGATTTAGGAGAATCACTTAAGTACGCTGCGCCTGTTGCAAGAACTTTTGGCTTAACAGTAAATGACACTGCTGCAACTATATCCTTATTAGCTAATGCGGGTATCAAAGGAAGCGAGGCTGGAACAGCTTTAAGAACAGGTTTATCAAGACTACAAATAGCTGCAACTGGTACTCAAGGAGAGCTTTTAGGTATTACTAGAGGAAGTAAAATGTTGACAACCGCTATGAAAGCTCTAGGTGCTGACATTTTAGACACAGAAGGAAATCTTAAGCCTATGGATGAGGTTATAAGAGCATTACGAGATAATTTATCTAATTTTGATACTGGACAACAAGCAGAAATAGCAAAAGCTTTATTTGGAACTGAGGCTGGTTCAAAGTTTTTATCACTTTTAAATCAATCAGATGCGGATATATCAAAAATGTTTGAAACCGTTAGGAATAGTGGTGGAGTAACAGCAGAAACAAGAAAAAATATGGATAGTTTTGCACTAACAACAAAAGTTTTAGGAGGTAACTTTGAAATATTAACTAATCAAATTGGCGGGGCATTTATAAGTGTTTTAGACCCACTAGCAAAACTTTTAAACCAATTTTTAACTGATATATCAAAACTCCCTAAACCGATTAAAGACTTTGGTGCTGGTTTAGCTGCTGCCGGTATAGCTGCTTTAGCTTTAAAAGTAACTATGGTAACTCTCACAAGTTTAGGAGTTAAAGCCCTAATCTTTGGGAAAATAGGTGCTTTAATGACTAAATTAGCAATTGGAACTAAATTAGCTGCTGCTGCCAATGTAATTTTCAATGCAACTAACCCTGTTGGGTGGATTGTTCTTGCTATAGCTGGAATTGGTACATTAACTGCTTTAATAATTAAATTCAAAGATGAGATAATGAATTTTTTTAAAGCGGTTCGAGATGGACTTTATAGATATGTGATATTAAGTTTTAACGCTTTGCCAAAATTTTTAAGAGAATTTTTAATTGGTAAAAACAATAGACCAGCAGGTGATGATTTTACAATTGCGTTACCAGAAGTTAAACCGCCCAAAGAAAATGAATTAAAAGGTAATCAATTAGGAGAATCTGGCGGTGTTGATAAAGATACTGCTGACAAACAGAATCAAGTGTTAAGTGGCATGAAATCCGCTTTAGATGATTACCAAGCAAAGGCTAAAGATGTGGCGGGTGCAGTTAAAAGTGCAATGACTAACGCTTTGCAAGGTATGGAAGATGCTCTTGTTAATTTTGTAATGACAGGCAAATTAGCTTTTGGTGATTTAGCAAGAAGTATTATTGCTGATATTACAAGGATTGCCATAAGGTCAGCAATTATATCTCCTTTAACAAGTTGGTTTGAGGGTGTTTTTAAATTAAATGCTAACGGTAATGTTTATGACGGTGGTAAAGTTCAAAAATTCGCTTACGGTGGGTCAATTGTTAACCGTCCAACTCTATTTCCCATGAAGAACGGAATGGGTTTGATGGGAGAAGCTGGAGCTGAAGCAATAATGCCACTCAAAAGAGGTAAAGACGGAAAGCTTGGAGTAACTGCACAAGGAGGAGGAAGCAATGTTGTTAACGTATCTGTTAATGCCAGTGGCACATCAGCGCAAGGTAATACAATGAAAGCAAGCCAACTTGGAAAAATGATTGGCACAGCTATAGAAGCTGAATTAATTAAACAAAAACGTCCGGGAGGAATACTCTATACATAATGGCTACTTTCGATTCATCTACCGTTGGTTCAGACGTGTCTCCTAGTTTTGCACCAACTTTGTCTATAGAAGATAATGTTATAAAAGTACCTTTGGGAGATGGTTATGAACAAAGATTATCTAAAGGGATTAACCCATCAAGAAGAACTTGGACATTGCCTTTTAATAATAGATCAACTACAGATACAAATAATATTTTAAATTTTTTATCAGATCCGCTTAAGGGTAATAATGGTGCTAAAGCTTTTTCATGGACACCGCCTTTTGGTTCTACAGGTAAATGGACTTGTGAAAATCCAAGAGTTACAAATAAGGCTTTCAATTTAAACGATCTACAGCTAGAGTTTCGAGAAGTTTTTGAAGCATGACAGATAGCTTTATAAATGAATTACAAAAACCTGATCCAAGTTCGATTATCCATTTATTTGAACTTGAATTAGTAGAAGGTACACATTACGCTACAGGAAACCCAGACAACATAACAACCACATACTGCTGGCACTCAGGTATGACCGCAGCAGGGGCGGGATCAATCGTTTTTAACAGTAAAACATATAATCCAATGCCAATAGAAGCAGAAGGTTTTGACCAAAAAAGTGGGAGCAATGACGCAATTGCTAGACCAGTATTAAGAGTCAGTAATTTGTTATCTACAGTATCAACAATATTAATTGAAGTTAATAAAATTACTGCGGGTAATGATTTATTAAATGCAAGAGTTACAAGAATTGAAACTTTAGCTATGTTTTTAGATGGAGAATCAACTGCTAATACAAACGCTACAAGTAGAAACCAAGTTTTTGTAATTGATCGAAAATCAACGGAGAACAGAGAAGTTGTTGAATTTGAGTTAAGCGCAATAATAGATCAACCAAATGTAAAAATTCCAAAAAGACAAGTTTTACCAAGACAATTTCCCGGAGTTGGTTCATTCCATGAGTAACTGGCGAATTGAAGCGCAAAGACACGCAGATGATATGTTTCCTTCTGAGGTTTGTGGTTTAGTTGTAATTATTAAAGGTCGTAAAAGGTATATAAAATGTCAAAACATTGCAGTAAATCCATACGATCATTTTATTATCAACCCTATTGATTACGCTAACGCTGCTGACTCTGGAGAAATAGTTGGAATATTTCATTCTCATCCTTATCAATCGGCTTTTCCAAGTTCTGCTGATTTAACTGCTTGTGAAAATTCAAAAAAAATTTGGTATATATATGCAGTCGCTTTAGGACAATGGCATGAGTTTGAACCTACAGGGTATCAAGCTCCTTTAATAGGTCGATCTTACGCTTTTGGGGTACATGATTGCTGGACACTTGTTAAGGATTATTATAAATCAGTTGGAATCAATTTAAGGGATTGGGAAAGACCTAGTAACCCTGATAGCTTTAGAGTTAATCCTTATTTTGATAAATGTTTCAAAGATACAGGATTTAGAGAATTAGAACCTGACGAAAACTTACAACATGGAGATAGTCTTTTGTTTTCAATTAATAGTCAAGGTTTGAATCATGTTGGTGTATTTTTATTGCCACAGCAGATGGTATTACATCATATAGAGGGTAGACTTAGTTCAAAAGATTTTTATGGGGAATGGCTTGTAAAATGTACAGGAAAGAGGTTGCGTTATGTTAAGTAAATTGAAATTATATGGAGAGTTATCAGAATTTTGTGGCGGTCAAAATGAATTTGAAGCTGTTATAAATAGACCAATAGATGCAATACGTTTCTTAAGGTCAAATTTTATTGGATTTGATAAACATATTTTAAATAAAAATTACCAAGTTTATATAGGTGAACATAATATTGACGAAGAATTACTTGACTTTCCTAGTGGTGGTTTAGATATTAAAATTATTCCTGTTATAGCTGGTGCTGGTAATGTTGGAAAAATAATAGCGGGAGTTGCACTGATAGGATTTGCAATGTTTACAGGTGGTGGAGCTGGAATATTAGGTAAAGGGTTAATGAGTGGTGCTGGAATGACATTTGGTACTACAAGTTTTAGTATTTCAGCTTTAGCTGGAAAACTTGGACTATTATTAGTTTTAAGTGGAGTTGCAGGTCTTTTAACACCTACACCAGAATTGCCAGATGACGAATCTGACCCTATAAAATCATTTTCTTTTAGTGGGGTGCAACAAACTACCAGAAGTGGAACTGCAATCCCTGTTGTATATGGAAAAACGCTGGTTGGGTCTATTCCTGTATCAACTAAAATTGAAACAAATGATATTGAAGCATAATGGATAAATTTATTGCTGGTTATGGTGGTGGTGGAGGAAAAGGAGGAGGAGGTGGTTCTCGTACACCATCTACTGACCCTGACTCATTAAATAGCAGGTCTTTTGGTCATATTGTTGATCTTATAAGCGAAGGTG